AGCAATCGGTTGGGTATGCGCCTTGGCATTGGCCTACCAATACTTATTTAGACCCCTTGCTGGCACCGTAGCGGGTGTTCTTGGCGTTACTATTCCCCCTTTGCCTGGCCTTGATGACAATTTATGGCAACTCATGATGGGTATGCTTGGTATGGGCGGTTTACGTACTTTTGAAAAGATTCAGGGAGTTGCTTCAAAATGAACAACAAGGAACATATTCTGACGATTGCCGCATGGTCATTAGTTTGTGTTGTAGTGGCTATGTTAGCTATGTTTGCTTTTGCAGTAATTGACCCAAACGTTGACGATGAAAAAGTATTTCAAATTATTGGCCCAGCATTTCAAACTATTGTTGGTGGTTTTATTGGTCTTATTACTGGCATAAAGATTGGTAATAGCGATGACGAATGACCAGCTAATTGCTTTAGGTATTGACGAAAAATGGTTAGAGCCATTAAATACTACGTTTGATAAATACGAAATTAATACCCCAAAACGTCAAGCTGGCTTTATTGGTCAATGTCAACATGAATCCGGCAATTTTAAAACGCTAGAAGAAAATCTTCATTACAACGCCGGCGCTTTAATGCGTGTATGGCCTTCTAGGTTTCCTGATGCCAATACTGCTGAAAAGTACGACAACAATCCCCAGGCAATAGCCAATAAAGTTTATGCCGGACGTATGGGCAATACAGAAGATGGTGACGGCTGGAAATACCACGGTAGGGGCGTTATTCAGCTAACCGGTAAGGATAACTATGTATTTTGTGGACAAGCCCTTAAACTGCCTTTAATGGACAATCCTGACCTATTATTAGAGCCAATGAACGCTATGCTATCTGCTGGATGGTTTTGGAATAAACGTGGCCTAAACGCCACGGCTGATGTGTCAGGTTGGGAAGAAATTACTCGAAAAATTAACGGCGGTGTGTTGGGTTTAGACGACAGAATTGCTAAAATTACTAAAGCATTACAAATCTTGGAAGGATAAAAAATGGCTACAAATTTTGAAGTAAAAGGTAAATTAGCAAGCACACCAAAAGGTCATTATGTTGTTTTGCGTGAGCATGAAAAACATACAGAGCATGAGTTAACCAGGCTAAAAGAAAAGCTTAATAAACATATTGCTTTGCCTATGGAAAAAGCTCATAAGCCTGAAAGTAAAGGCGCTAATCAAAAAGATGCGCCCTTACCTAATATGCGTAAATATTAACGAATACGGGCGACTTTAGCTTTACGCAATACTTGTTCGTATTGTTCTTTAGCCTGGTCGTCCAATTGCCGTAATGGTAGGTTTTGATAATATTTCCATTTATCACGGTATTCTTGAAGTTCTGACGGTGGCAACCAGCCAGCCAAACGCCATCTAATTGTTATATCCGTGCCAGCGGCCGTCCAAATATGTTCATTCATCTTGGAATCCTTTGTAATCGTCCATTAATTTATCAGCATGGGTTTGCATAAAAGCCAAACCTGACACCATTCCAGCTTCAAAAGCTTCTCTAAACAGTTCTTTTATATCATCTTCACCGGGTTTATGGTCATAATTTGCTTCATACCACGTTTCAAACACGTTTTTAGCGGCTTTCATAAGTGATATACCCCAATCCTAAAGCCATAAACAATTACTAAAAATACGGCTATTGCCGCCCCTAATAAACCGCCTAATATAAAGTCTTTCATTTGTTTTCCTTAATTGGGTGACGGGCCGAGGTCTTTTTGTATAACAGTCGCTTCGTATAGCCGTTGCCGAATAGTGTCAACGGCCCGTCCTAGATTATTTGGATGTAACTTTTAAAGTGATTACGGCAGTAGTTTTTGTGTGCTTGGCAATCAATTCTGCTGGCACATTGGCTTCTGCGAATACTGCTTTGTTATCAACGGTAGCGCGTTGTGAAAGGGTAACGCAAGCTTTAAACAAATTGCCTTCAATGTGGCCTTCGTTTTGTTTAAGTTCGTTTTTGAGTGCATCTGCTTGTTTTTCCAAGTCAGCGATTTGGGCCAACAACATACCCAACTGGTCAACTTTGCTTAACTGAATGTCGATTGCTTTCATGATTTTTTCCTTTGTTTAATCACGGCACCGTTGCCGTATTAGTAATTTACTAAAGTAAACTTCACTTGTAAAGCGATATTTTATTAGGACATACCCTTAGTTGTAAATTTGCAACAGAGTAGGGCGTGAATTTGGCAACTGGTAGCTGGTGGGTCGAAACGGGGAAAAGCCCCACCTTGTTGCATCCTTCAACGCCCCGTTAACCGCCCTATTTATGGTTGTTCTTTAACTGCCAAAACTCTAACAGTTTAGTAAACATTAACCAATAGCGGTCTAAATCTTCTGCGGTATGTTCAATAACCTTAACGCCAGTAAAAACAATAGTGCCTTCAACCATTTTGTAGCCTACAAACACATTGGCGCACCTGGCGGCTGGCATATTAAAACCTTGGCGGTAAGCGGCTAATTGCATACCGTGTTCGGGATAAACGTCAACTTTAGAAATATCAGTAGTTTCTTTGGTTTTGACGTCAATAGAAATACCAGCAAAATCATGCTTTGCTTTGGCCGTCAAATCTGATTTACCGCCAAATCCCATAGGATGTGCAAAGCTTAATTCCGGCAACCATAATTGTTCCCCAAAATGCTCTTTAATGGCCTGTTCTACCGGCCGACAGATTGGCATAGCTTCAGGTATCAACTGACCTTCAAAAAACGCCTGTATGGTCGCATGGATGGCCGTGCCACGTTCTGCCGCAATACGCCCAGTTTGCTTGGAATCCATCATGACCCTTTCAAGCCATGATTCTTCCGATTCCCCTTCAGACTTGGGTAATGTCAGGGCGCTTAATAAGACTTGTTGTTGTTTCCAAGTATCAAGTCCTGGCTTTGCCGCAACTCCAAGTATTGTTGTGACAGATGGACATAGATTGAGGGTGCGGGCATCCCGTAAGGTCGTGCCGCGTTCTTTGCCGTTCTTTCCAACGGTTGTATAGGCTGGATTGCCTTGCCGGTCGTACCAATGCCCACTTTCACTTGTTCGTTCCTTAACTAGCATTTTTAGGTTTTCTTCCACGTCTAGGTTTAAATTCGTCAGTAGTTATATCGTATTCACGTACAAATTCAACTTCTACTTCAATTTCTTTTTGTGGAAAGATTTTTAATGAAAATTCACCGCATAAATCATCTTGTGATTTGTTTTCATTTTTTGGGTATCTTCTGCAAAGGCCATACCGGTCGCCCGGCTGGCCTGAAAAGTGTTTACATTGTTCGCATTTCATTTAATATTTCCTTGTGTCGTTGTTTGTGGCATGGTTGACAAAGCCACATAACATTTAACGGTTCATCATAATTTTCATGATGGGCTAAACTTTTTTTAGCGTTACATCTAATACATGGCATACGAATTAAAATTCCATTTTGTATTGCACGTCTAACTGCGTTTTGACATTTAGTTCTACGTTTATCAGCTTTACGCCAAGCGTTTGAAATTTCAGAAGCAGTTTTCATACGTTCAGCATTTTTACTTCTAACCCTATCGTATTCACGAATACGGTCAATATTTTTTAAACGATGTTCTAAAACGTCTTTTTTATTACATTCTTTGCATTTGTTAACATGACCGTCAAGCATTGCTGGATGTTTATAAAAATCCGTTAATAGCTTGACGGTTTGGCATTTAAAGCATTGTTTTGAATGAATCATGTTGTATATCCTTGCCTGAACATACAACCATTATAGACCCATTCTAATTAAAAGGTATATCATCAAAATTATCATCTTCAATTGTTGCGCCTTGTTTAGCTGGCGCAGTATCAAAAGTATTGCGATATTCAGCCGATTTTTTAATTAATCCTTGTAAACCTTCAGACAGTTTTTCAAACTTATCACGGTCAAATGGTTCCATTGTGAACATCATTGGTTCATTTACTCCAACGGGTTCACCAAGCTTTTTCAATGCAGATGGAACTTGGCTGATGCTAGCAATGTTGGCATAAGTCTTGCCGTCATAGTCAGAATGGGTAATTGATACCATGCAAAATTTGCCCAAAAGAACTTCTAGACTAAATCCAGCCAATTCTTCTTCAGTAAATACTTTTCCACGCCAAGCTTGTAAATCTTTAAGCAATGTGGCTTTTTCGTCCAAAGACAGCGTATAACGCTTTGAAACTACCATTGGCTTGCCATCATCCATAACTAATGGGTTTCCATCGTTGTCTTCACCGTGCAATTCAAACATACACAATACTTTGCGTTGCATCTTCTTTTTACCCATCCATTCTGTTGTTTGGGTGCCAAGGTCAATAATGCGATATAGACGGGCTAGAAAACTACCTGGTGGCGGTAATTTAAAATCGCTACCGCCTGAACTGTTTCTTTTTGCAATTATCATTTTTTTCACTTTCCAAAAATTTGACCGAAGTCATTAATCACGTCACGTAACAATGGGTTAACGTGGCTATTACGGGGTTTCCCACAAGCTTGACGTATGCAGTCAATTTGTTCTTGGGTTAAGTACTCTGTACTAAATTCCATGTCATCTAAAGCTTTTTCTAGGAATTCTTCATGTTCCAACATCAATTGGCTTAATTCGTTTTGCATTTTTATTTCCTTATTCATCACGGCGACATTGCCGTATTGACAAATGTAAAGTAAAATTTAGTTCTTGTAAAGAAATATTTAGTAATTTGAGGAAAATAAATGACTAGCGCACAAATAATTGACTTGTTAGGCAAGCCAGCAAAAGTCGCAAAGATATGTGGTGTAAGCGTTCAAGCAGTATGTCAATGGCGTAAAAATGATTCCATTCCTATGGGTCCATTAACGCTAATGGCCGCAACAATTGAAAAAGAAAGCCATGGATTAGTAACTAGAAGAACGTTGTTTCCAAACAACTGGTGGTTAATTTGGCCAGAACTTAAAAATATGTGATATATTTCTAAACATTGAGGAGTTAGACACTCGATAGTTTAGGGCTTTAGAGGTAGTTTTGTGGGTTTAGGAAATAAATAAAGAGGTATTTCCCAAGCCGTCTAATCACAAAATTACCCCTAAAGCCCTTTTTTATTGCCTGTTCACTTCCAATCGTTCTGATTGGGGATTCACCACCACCAGCGGTCAGGATAGAAGCGTTACTGGGGGATAAGGAATGTAATAGCGCAAATGCTGGTGGCGAAGATAGTGCCGGTTTCCTGAACGACTGTCGGGTTCTGTGGCTCCAATAAAGCAAACAGTTGAAGGCGACCTAGGTGGGCTAGGTTCGTCCACCAATCAGCAATAAGTATAAATACCTAGTAAATAAATATATACAAGTAAAGAAAACTTTAGTAAGATATTAATTACCGAGTTGTTCGGTGATGAATAAGGATAAAAATGAATTATTTAAGCGTATGTAGTGGTATAGAAGCGGCAACCGTTGCTTGGCACGACCTAGGCTGGAAGCCCCTAGGATTTTCTGAAATAGAAAAATTTCCTAGTGAACTGCTTGCACATCATTATCCAAACGTCCCAAATTTGGGCGATATGACTAAATACAAGGAGTGGAATCTTGACCCAATTGGACTTTTGGTTGGGGGAACCCCATGCCAATCATTTAGCGTTGCAGG